TTTTAAACTGATTCTAGATCAGAAATAAATAAAAGAGAGAGATAATAATATATATATATATAGGGAAGAAGAAAATTGACATTTTGTAAATGAGAAAATTTCTCTTTAGATTTGGTAAAATTTAAATCAAATGGAACCTAAGGATTTATTCTTCGCCCAAGAGGGCAGACTTAAGTTGATCTCTGGAATCAAGAAGATTGCCGGAGCAGTAAAGAGTACGTTGGGACCTTATGGTAACACGGTACTCATTGAGAGTCCTAATCACACACATGGTATCACAGTAACTAAGGATGGTGTAACTGTCGCTAAGGCGGTTGACCTGATTGACCCTGTAGAGAACCTTGCAGTGAATATGATGAAGGAGGCTGCTGAGCGGACTGCCACATCTGCTGGAGATGGTACGACCACAGCGATTGTATTAACTGAAGGATTGGTATTAGGATGGTTAGAGCAGTTCGGTAGTAATCCAACTGACGTGAATACCACTGAGGTGCTACGTAACATTCAGGAGTTAAGTGGGAAGGTGATTGATGGATTGAAGAAGAAGTCCAAAAAGGTGACACCCTCTATGCTATTAGATGTAGCGACTATCTCTGCGAACAATGACCGTGAGATTGGTAAGATCATCTCTGATGTGTACAAGGCTGTTGGTAAGACAGGCATTGTGACCGTTGAACGAAGCCAGACTACTGACACCTATGCTGAGACCACTCAAGGACTAAAGATTGACAGAGGGTATATGAGCCCGCTGTTCATCAATGACCAGAGTAGAGACGAGTGTGTGTTTGAGGATGTGCATGTGTTGGTTGCTGACATTGAGATTGGGAACATCTTGCAGATCGAGAATGTGTTGAAGCCAATTATTCAAGAAGGTAAGAAACTATTGGTGGTAGCACCATGCCATGTGAACGTGGTGAATACATTTGCTGCTAACGTGATGAAGAACAACCTAAAGCTTTGCGTGGTACAACCACCTAGCTTTGGATACAAGCAGCATGAGCTGATGCAGGATCTGGCGGTTAGTGTAGGAGCAACCTACTTCAGTGAGAAGACTGGAGACGACATGAGTCAGATCAGTGTGGATGACCTAGGCCATGCGTCTAGAGTTGTAGTAAGCAAGGATAAGACCATCATCTTAAAGAGCGACTTGAAACTTGACGAAGTCAAGGTTAAAGAAAGGGTCGAGCAATTATGGCAAGCCCACAAGTCTGCGAAGAGGAAGGCTGATAAGGATCACCTGCTAGAGCGGATCGCCTCCCTGACGGGAGGAATTGGTGTCATCTACGTAGGTGGTAACACTGACTTGGAGCAGAAAGAATTATATGACCGTGTTGATGATGCGGTGTGTGCTGTTAGGTCAGCATTGGAGGAGGGCATATTACCGGGTGCTGGTAAGGCATTGCTAGATGAGACTGCTACGTTGATACCAACTGGTAGCTCCCACTATAGCGTTGAGCACAGTGCAGCGGTGAAGATCTTATCTAATGCGATGATGGCACCATTCCAGCAGATCCTTGCGAATGCAGGGTTGAAGCCAAGCGATGTGTACAAGGAGGCGATGCCTGTAGGGCATGGATACAATCTGAAGACCGGTCAGACTGGTGACTTGATTAAGATGGGGGTGATTGACCCACTAAAGGTAACAAGAAGCGCATTGCAGAACGCAGTGAGTGTAGCGACAACTATTCTATCAACCAATGCCATTATCACGATGGCTAGAGCGTACTAACTATGGAGCAGGTACTAAATCCGTTTGGCTACGGCCAAGCAACCCGAGTAATTGACGAGAACCGCAAGACGGCTGAGATGTGGAAAGAGTACTTTAACTCACACCACGTGTTTATTGAGAATGAATTCTACGTGTTGTTTGATGATGGACTACTGGTCAAGAAGGGACGATCCAAGTTCCGGACCAGTCAGTATCTCAATGGTGATCGGTTTAAGTCTTTCATCTCTAACTATGAGACGGCTTAAGGAGTGGGCGTATGTGGTTGGATTGGCGTTGTTGTTTGCGCTTGTAATGATACTGCTCTATGAGATTTAATGAAGAGGTAAGTAAGGTACTTGAAGAGATTCAAGAGATGCTTGTCTCTAAGAATGCAAAGTACGGCAACTCAGCACTTGAACCTATTGGTGTATTCAGTAAGCTCTCCCCTCAGGAGGGCTTGCTTATACGCATTGATGACAAGCTGAAGCGAATTAAGAACGGATCACTAGATAAGGATGACGAGGACGTGGTGAATGACCTAATTGGGTACCTAGTCCTGTTAAAGATTCATGCAAATAAATAAAATACTCTTGCTTAGGCAATTACTTTATTAGGGTGTGTACAGCCCGACCTAAAAGAGAAATAAAGTGGCTTGAGTTGACGGCTAGGAACAGACTAGCTATGCCTCCTAAGCATAAAAGGTGATGCGTCTGATTTGTACTCAGAATAACAGGGTTCGATTCCTTGAGGAGGCTCAACTATATTTCGGCACAATTTACAATAAGCTGCCAAATTGTAAAATATCTTTAACCTTATCGGAAAAAATCCGAATAACATGGGGACTTGTTACGAAAAAATATAAAAAGGTAACAATTGTTAACTTTTAGAATAACTTTTTTGACACACCAATCTGGTGAACGCCCTGCAATAGCTGGTATTGGTACTGAAATAGGTACTTGTTGTCCAAGTAGGCAACATTTGCGCTTGGTTGTAGCAGAGAGTTGACGTTTACACCTAGGTAAATACCCTTCGGCTTCTGTATAATTGTCTTTGTTTCTGTGTTTGTGATTGTGTTAGTCACCACTGGAATAGTATAGTCGCTCGTAGCGGTCATTTTAAGCACCTCTCCGAGTACTTCTCCACTAACCTTAGTACTTCCATACTCAAAAGGGAAAGTAGTCTCAAACGCTTTAATAGTAGGCTTAAAATCAACCAAGATTGTATCCCTAAGAACTTGAGTTTTGATTTCTTTTTTAGGGATATAGACAGTATCTCTGACTTCAACGAAAGAAGTGTCGATTTCAGTCTTGGTTGTGAACTTGTATATCTCTTCTGCTTCAGGTTTAGGGTAGATAATGAAGGCTAGAACCACTCCTATAAGGAATGATAGGGTGGCTATCTTAATTTTTTCCTTGTCTTCCATCATTGCTCAATAAATAAATTGTCTTGCTCTAGTATCTTTCTTAGTTCCTTGCGGCAGTAGTCGTAAGCTTTATAAGTTTCATCAGATAATTCCTTGTACTTCATCTCTGATCGAAGCAGTTGGTCAAAGTCCCAGATGGCGCTTTTATAATTACTTCCGTTTATAGCGGCTTGAAAGTCTCTGTTATCCTCAGGTAAATCAAATTCTAGTACTGCTTTCATAGTGGAAACTTGCAACTGTCTACTAACAACTCGTAAGTTCTAACATTTTTCTTACTTGATTCTATTCCTGCTAGTGTAAGGATCCTCCCTCCTGTAGGTTTTACAGGAGCCCCTCGCTCAACATGCCATCCGAACGATCCGTCTTGGTACTCTTCCTTGTAAGATCCTGTAATGGCTAGGTGAATCTGCTTGTGTTCTATTTCAAACGTATGCTTACCCGGATTATAGTTTATTGAATCACGTACATCGTTACGGCTTGAGTTCTCATGTATGTGTCCCATGATAAATACGTCCATGTTTTCATACATCTCTAGAGCACGTGTAAGATTGATGGCACCCTTTGTAACTACCCCTCCACCTCCAGATCCATGGAAGTACTTTAGGTTCTTACTCATGACTGTATTACCATTCATGGCGAATCTAAGAACTATCCACCCACCATATCCACCCACCTGAACATTGCTCTTGTTGGTGTAGTTAAGGAGATCTACGAATCTTTGTAGCGGATCAGTCTCTAAGTTCTTTATGATTGCTGTCTCATGGTTCCCATAACCAATTACGGTTAGTAGATGTGAATAAGGAGTCCACCACTCTACTGCATCTTCTATGACAGCGTCAATATAATTTGCTTTGTTGTGTTCAGGAAGAATGTCCTTCTTGTTTCTTCTCGGATCGTACTTACCCTGCATTAAACAGAAGAAGTCGCCATTAATTTGAATTGGTATATTATTATTTAAGCAGTAGTCTAGGTGATTCTTTAGCTTCTCTCTATCGCACTTTGGGTTGTCCCAATGGACATCTGATAGTAAGGCTAATTTTGTTTCGTCTTTGCTTAGTTCAAGGACATGAACATTTCTGCTAACCATTTTTAGATTCATCAGAACATTTTTTGTTGTGCCTAAAGTTACCACTTTTTTTGTTTTCAAATCATTTTACTATATTGGCAACATAAATATAATACGATGGCAGTAAACGAGAGAGACCTAAAGAACTTTGTTGATGGGCTTTTAATAGGATCCATATTCGGAGCTATTGCCGCATCCATTCTAATTTTAACGCTCACATGAAAGCGATAGGAAAAAACATCATCATCAAAACTATTGATGAGGAAGTAAAGACATCTTCAGGACTAGTGCTATCTGGAGAAGACACCAACCAATTGAGATACAAGCGTGGCGTAGTGATCAACTCAGGAACTGAGGTGAATGCTATTAAGGCTGGAGATGACGTGTACTACGATAAGGCTAACAGCTACGTTATGATTATCAATGACGAGCAGTGCGTTATCATTCAGGAACGTGACGTAGTTCTTGTCCTGTAACTCGGTTCTCTCTAATCTCCCGATTCATCATCTTAATCATATCCTTGTAAGGCTTCTCTGATGGCTTGACATTCTTCTTGAATAGAGGATTGTTGCACAGAGTCTCTGGGATTTCTTCTCCCTCTATTTTTTTGTACATAGAGGCAACCATTCGTTTTGCCTTGTATGATAGCGAGTATAATGCCATGGATCTCATGGCAGGTCTACCGGGCTGCTTGGTAGAGAATAGCTCTATCCAACCTAGTCGCTTAAGCTTTTCAAATCTATTTACATCCCAAGTAAAAAGCTTCTCGTATTCCTTGAATGTGGTTATGTTGAAGTATCTTTCTGAGTACAGAAAAAGCAGCATATCTATGTCTGCTTGCGTCAGATTATGCTTTACCTTGAAATATGTGCGTATTACTTTCCAGTATTTGAGGTAGTCTCTTTGATTTGATTTCATTTTTATTATTACATTTGTAAACAAAGGTAAACATAAAACTCATGAAACCCTGTACACAAAAAGTTAAAACCGCAACCTCTTACAAACCAAAAAAGAAATGAAAGGAGATCAAATGATGGCCATGGGTATGCCCAAGGCTGCTGTCCTAGGTGGACCAAAGAAAGGCATTGCTAAGAAAGCTGTTAAGGCTGTAGTTAAAAAAGCTGTAGCTAAGAAACTAGGCAAGAAAAAGTAATGGCTGAAAAGTCTAAGATGAAATGTAATCGTGTCGCTGCCTCTGATCGGCCCGGCAAGAAGCGTATGGTTAAGGCTTGTGCTAACGGACAAGAGAAACTAATTCACTTTGGCGCTGAAGGGTATGGTCATAACTATTCGGCAGCGGCACGGTCTTCATTTAAGGCTAGGCACAAGTGCAGCACTGCTACAGATAAACTATCTGCTAGGTATTGGGCATGTAAAAACTTATGGGCAGGTCCGGGAGGATCTACCAAATCATCACCTAAAGGTAAGAAAGGGAAGTACTAATGAAAGACGCTTGCTATAAAAAAGTCAAGGCATCGTATGATGTGTTTCCTTCCGCTAGAGCTTCACAGGCTATTGCTAAATGCAGGAAGGCTTCAGGTTCTGTTCGTAGAACAGAATCAGGAACATCACTAAAGCGTTGGGAGAAAGAGAAGTGGCAAGATACCAAGACTGGTAAAGCTTGTGGTGCTGGCGGTAAAAATGAATACTGCCGACCAACAAAGAGAGTGTCAGCAGAGACACCTAAAACCAAGAGTGAAATATCTCCTGCTAAGCTTTCAGCCAAGAAGGCTGAGAAAAGTAGAGTGGGTATGGGTAAAAGAATTTCCAAAGTTTAACTATATTTGTTCATCATTAAAAATTTAATCCAATGGCACAGAAAGTAACAAAAACGAATGCAGAATTATTGGAGTTGGTACGTTCATTGAACATGACTCCAGTTGAAAAAGGAAGCAAGGCAGAGGCTAAGATCAAGAAGATCGCAGAAAAAATTAAGCCTTTGTTTGAAGCGTACAACGAGAAGCGTGAAGACATCCGACTTGATCACGCACACACAGAGTCTAGTGGTGTATTAGATCTAAACGAGAAGGGTGAGTACAAGTTTACTAAGGATGGCATTAAGGCCATGGCTAAGGACATGAAGAAACTTCTTGATGATACCTTTGAGTTTTATCAGTTTACCTTCTCAAGTGAAGGCATTGAGAACTTTAAGTTCTTGGCTGGATGGGTTGAGGGTATTGAAGCCGAGCAATCTGTTGAGGAGTCTGAATAAATTATTCATCTAAACACAGTAAGAGCGGCATCAGTCTTAATTGGTTGGTGCCATTCTTTCTTATAACGATATGAAAAGCAAAGGATTAGGAGATACTATCGAGAAGGTAACTACCGCTACAGGCATTAAGAAAGTGGCTGAAGCTGTAAGCAAAGCAACCGGAAGTGACTGTGGTTGTTCAAAAAGACGTGATGCACTTAACCGTGCATTTCCATATAAACAAGAATAATTAACAAAGACATGGCATATCAAAAATTACAACAATCAAGAGCTGCTGTTGTCACTAAAAGTGACACTGTAGACATACCTAATCCGGGTAATGGGGATGTAGAGGGCTGCGTGTTATACGTTGGTACAGGTGGAATCCTACGTGTATTAACAGCAGGTGGTGACGACATTACATTCCAAAACATACCAAACGGATTTCTAACTACTTTCCAAGTGATTAGAGTATTTGCTAGTACTACAACAGCTAATAACATTGTAGCTCTCTGGTAAATGAATCCTCAAGAAAACAATAGGCTTGATTATATGGCAGCTGAATTGGATGCGTTAAAAAATGACGTAGCTGAAGTTAAGGCTATTGTTAAAGACATGCACACCTTACTTTCAGGTAATCCAATTGACAAAGATTCGAGTGGAATGATTGGTGACTTGAGAACAATGAAGCGTGAGGTTTACGAATTGAAGTCTGAATTAAAAAAATACAAGAATTATTTTTATGCCCTAGTTACTCTTGTAGGTCTAGGAGCTTTAAAGGTAATTATTGAAATACTGAAGTAGAATGGCAAAGGCAGTTTCAAGTGTAAAAAAAGTTAGTTTCGGGAAAAGAAGGAATGGGAAAGCAAAGAAGTCCTATTCAAATCCGTTAAACAAACCTAAAAAATACAGAGGTCAAGGACGATGAAATTATTGAATTGGTTAAAAGGATTTCTAAGCGAGAACGGAGAAGCTTCTAGCAAGAGATTTGTCGGTGTATTCTCAGCCATTGCTTTGTGCTATACGTTGTATGCAAACCACGATTCAGTTAATGAGCCAAGCGAGGCATTGGTTTATTCCGTTGCTGCTTTGTCTGCGGCTGCCTTGGGGATCACAGCAGCCGAAAAGATATTTAAGAAACACAATGAAAATTAAATCATGAAAGAATTTCTTGAATTAATCGGTGTAAATATAGGAATAGCATTGGCGGGTTTATTTGGAAGCCTTATTATGCTTGGTAAGAATAGTAGCATTAATTTAAGAACAACTCTGTTTGCAATCATAACAGGGGTTTCAAGTGCCAACTACATTACCCCGATTGTCAGCGATATGATTAACATTAGCAATCAGTATCAGATGGGAGTTGCTTTCATACTTGGTTTCCTAGGTCTTAAGGGAGTAGAAAAAATATCTGAAAAAGTTTTAAAAGAGGAAAAATGATTTACATCAACGCACTTGCCAATCTAATTATTGGTATCTCAATGGTATTCTTTATCATTTTTATTTTTGGTTCAAACAATCAAAAAATAAAAGCTTTACCTAAATATGAATCTCTTTTTGTTAAAACTGGTTTATCATTTATTGCCTGCGGTTCTATTCTAAGTTTTATTAGCTTATCCAATCCTCAATCTACTGAGGTTCTTATGAATTGTGGTCTTGCTCTCGTGTTTTTATGGGGAGCATTTTTTCATTATGAGCATTTTATTAAGAAATGAAAATCAGCGCTCACTTAGATTTGTCTGAGGTTACACGAAGTGACTCGGCTAAAAGAAATGGAATAGACAATACACCTACTGCTGAGCACTTAGAGAACTTTAAGTTATTAGCAGAGAAGGTATTCGAACCTATTCGTTTGCATTTTAATACACCAATCTTTATCAGCTCTGGGTACAGATCCAAGGAGCTGAATACATTCATTAAGGGGAGTTTGTCTTCTCAGCATTGTAAGGGTCAAGCGATTGACATCGACATGGATGGCACTAAAGGTGGAGTTACCAATAAGATGGTGTTTGATTTTATTAAGGATAAGTTAGACTTTGATCAGCTTATCGCAGAATTTCCTGAAAATAGTAATCCTGCATGGGTTCATGTAAGCTTTGTTAAAACTGGAAATAGAAAGCAGGTTTTAGTAGCCAAAAGAATATCCGGTGCAACAAAGTATATCCCATATAAATCGGATGCCGACTTAAAATAATGGCATACGTATATAGACATATTAGACTTGACAAGAACGTCCCATTTTATATCGGAATAGGTAAAAGTGATTTTGATTTTAATAGGGCCTATTCTCATAAAAACAGAAATGTTTATTGGAATAACATTGTAAATTCTACTGATTATAGAGTTGAGATAATGCTTCAGGAGATTACATGGGATGAGGCTTGCGAAAAAGAAATTGAGTTTATTGATTTATACAAAAAAAATACAGAAAATGGTACGCTTTGCAACATTTCAGATGGAGGAGAGGGTGGATATTTAAGTGAAGAAATTAATGAAAAAAGAAAACGTTCTTTAATAGGACACATAGTTAGTCAAGAGACTAAGGATAAAATTGGGTTAAAGGCAAAAGGAAGAAAACCTTCTGACGAAACAAAATCTAAAATGTCCTTAGCTCACAAGAAAAACAAAACGGGAAGTTGGTTAGAAAATAAAGGTCATAAAAACGGAAGAGCATTTAAAGTTTATCAGTATTCTTTAGATGGAATTTTTTTAAAGGAATGGGAATGCGCTCAATATGCTGTTAAATTTTACAGCATGAACAGAACAGCCATAACAGATTGTTTAAAAGGAAGGCAAAAATCTGCAAAAGGATACATATGGAAACTAGATTAAGAATTCTTACATTAGTCTTTAGTATATTTGCTTAATTACTTAATAGCGAATGGCAAGAATAAGTACATATCCCATACTGTCTACACCTACCGTCAACGACCTGTTGATAGGTACAGATGTAGAGAATCTCAATGAGACCAAGAACTTTTCAATAGGTGACATTGGATCATTAATTGGTCAAGACTATGTACCCTACGTAGGCGCAACTGGTAACGTGAACTTAGGTTCATTTAACATTACTGCTGCTGCTTTTATTATCCCAGGAGGTCTTGCATCACAGTTTGTAAAGGCTGATGGTAGCCTAGATAGCACAGCATATACTCCACAGACAAGAACGCTTACAATTAATGGCACGACATACAACCTGTCCGCCAATAGATCGTGGGATTTAAATACCATTGATAGTTTAACTACTACTGGAACTAGCGGTGCTGCTACCTATATTGGTAAGGTGCTTAACATTCCAGTCTATCAGGCTCAGGGAAACTACATCACTCAACTTTCAGGAGAGGCAACTGGTTCAGGGCCTGGCAATGCTAGTGTTACTTTAAGTAACAGTGCTGTGATTGGCAAGGTATTGACAGGATTGAATGTAACTGGTGGAACTGTAGTGTCAACTGACACAATATTACAGGCATTTGGTAAGGTTCAGAACCAGATAAATGGACTAACGACTGGGGTAACCTACCAGGGGGTATGGAATGCTGCTACCAACGTACCATTTTTACAGAGTTCAGTAGGTACACAGGGTTACTACTACGTAGTTGACGTGGCTGGTACCACCAACTTGAACGGAATTACTGACTGGCAAGTAGGGGACTGGGCTATTTACAATGGAACTACATGGGATAAGGTAGATAATACTGATGCTGTAGTAAGTGTTAATGGTTATGTAGGTGCAGTTGTACTTACTGCTAGTGATGTTGGGGCTGTACCTACTACAAGAACGCTTACAATCAATGGTGTGGGGTACAATTTGAGCCTAGATAGGGCTTGGACTGTAGGTGATGTTAGAACTGATGGTTCTTACGCTAACCCTTCATGGATTACTTCACTAGGATGGAGCAAGATTACAGGTACTCCTACTACATTAGCCGGGTACGGAATCACTGATGGTGCATTAAACACTACTACGTTAACTATTAATGGAACAACCTACGATTTAACTGCAAATAGAACGTGGAATGTAGGTACAGTTACCAGCGTTGGAACTAGTGGGCCACTTACTGGTGGCACAATTACCGGTTCTGGTACGATAGGAATTACGCAGTCGGGTGCGTCCTCAGATGGATATCTGAGTTCGACCGATTGGAATGCATTTAATAGCAAGCAAGCAGCCATTTCTGTTACAGCACCAATTACGTTGGTTGCTGGAGTGTTGGGTATTACACAGTCGAGTTCGACTACGGATGGATATCTGAGTTCGACCGATTGGAACACGTTTAATAGTAAGGTTAGTGGCAGCGGAACAGCGAATACGCTACCAATGTGGGGCAGTGCTAGTTCATTGATTAATAGCCCACTGTCTTATGCTGCTGATACGTTTAACTTCCAGTACAATAGTGCTACTGGGGGGACTGTAAACTTTACAAACATTGGATTGACTGCGTACACGTACTCAATTCAAATGAACAACTTTGGTTCGCCACGTTCAACTATACATAGTTACACTGATGGGTTGATTATTCAGTCTATTGGTGGTACTCAGGTGTCTAGAATGTTTGCTAATGGCAACTTGATTCTAGGAACAGGAACTGTTGACAATGGATACAAACTTGAGATAACTGGTAACTTGTATGTGAGTAGCATTGTGAATGCTACTGTAGATACAGACAGGTTTATAGTATCTGATGGTGGAGTAATCAAGTACAGAACAGGAGCGGAGATACTAGCTGACATTGGAGCACAGGGTGCTTTAACTCTTACTACTACAGGAACAAGCGGCCCTGCTACTTTGATAAGCAATACGCTTAATATTCCAAACTATGGATCTGCTTTAACCGGTTATGTTCCGTACACTGGTGCTACTCAGGATCTTAATCTTGGCACCTATGGACTGATTAGTGACTTTGTACAATTCAATCCTTCAAGCAGCAATATTCCTTCAGCTGAAGGGGTAATGTCTTGGGATAATACTGATGGTACCGTTCGTCTATCAGTAAAGGGTAACACGTATAGCGTTCCAATTGGACAGAGTGTTATCGCAAGAGTACATAATAGCACAGGAACAAATCTACTTAGAACAAATTATCAGGTAGTAAAGGTAGCTGGAGCACAAGGTCAGAGACTTGCTGTTTCATTAGCGCAAGCAAATAACGATGCTAACAGTGCATCCACACTTGGATTGGTATGTGAGAACATATCAAACAATCAAGAAGGATTTATTGTAAATATTGGTACGATTACAAATATAAACACCACTGGTAATCTTCAAGGTGAAACTTGGAATGACGGTGATGTACTTTATTTGAGCCCAACTATTCTTGGTGCAATCACTAAAGTAAAGCCAGCAGCACCTCAGCATACTGTTATCATTGGATACGTTGAGTATGCTCATGCTAACAATGGAAAGATTTATGTAAAGATTGACAATGGCTATGAGTTAGAGGAACTGCATGATGTTGCTCCAACTCCATACGTTAACAACGGATTACTATACAGAGACACAACACTCAATCTTTGGAAGAGTGCAACTATTGATACTATACTTGGATATACTCCAGCACCTCAAGGTAATTACATTACTTCACTTACAGGTGAGGCTACTGCTAGTGGTCCAGGTGCTGCAAGTGTTACGCTATCAAACTCTGCCGTAACAGGAAAAGTATTAACAGGACTAAATATAACTGGTAATGCAATTGTTAGTACGGATTCAATATTAACTGCGTTTGGTAAACTTCAGCATCAAGTAAATCAATTAGTTGGTGGCTTGCAGTATGAAGGAACTTGGAATGCATCTACTAACACACCTACTATTACTTCAAGTGTTGGAACAGATGGTATATTCTACATTGTAAGCGTAGCAGGAACAACAAACATTAATGGGATTAACGATTGGCAGGTAGGGGACTGGATTGTATTCCATGATACTGCTTGGCAGAAGGTTGATAACAGTGATTCAGTAAGCAGTGTATTCGGTAGGGTTGGTAACATTGTTGCTGTTCAATCTGATTACTCAGCGTTCTATCCTTTAATTGGTGACATTAAGGATGGTATTCTTACTGTTCAGGGCACAGGGGTGCTTTCAGGGTCAGGAACGTTTAGTGCTAACCAAGCGACTAACAATACGATTACGATTACGCATGCTACTGTATCTAGAACGGATACAACATCTGCACAGACTCCATCCTTTGGTGGGTCATTTACAGTTGTTGACAGCGTTACATCATCTGCTCAGGGTCATATTACGGCTATTAATACTAAGACTGTTACTGTCCCTTCTACTATTGCTAGTGCTGTACAGACTGGACTATTAAGTAGCACGGACTGGACAACCTTTAACAACAAGCAAAACGCGCTAACTAACCCAGTAACTGGAACTGGCACGACTAACTATTTAGCCAAGTTTACAGGATCAACAACGATTGGAAATAGCCTAGTTTTTGACAATGGGACAAATGTTGGAATTGGTACGGCAACTCCTCAATACTTATTAACAATTGGGAATGCTGCGAGTGGTTTTACAAGTGTTGCAACTATTGCATCAAGTGCAACTGGAGCAAGT